ATCAGGAAGCATTTGGGCCATAGTTGCGGAGAGGACTTTTTTTACTGAGACAGAGGCGTTACTACGTTCTAAGTACACCTCCCAACTTACAGGCTTAACTTTTTTAACTTTGTGGTTCATATAAGCGTGAAAATTTTTCTTACAGTAGGCTATAAATTCGGCTAGCACTGTTGGTTTTGCTACTGGTGTCTCAACGACAACCCGAGTCATCATCGTGGCTTCTTCGTTCTCCATGGTATTATCATAACAAACTGGACGATAAGGATGATTGAAGGCATATGCGTGTTGGCGCCCTGGGGTTCTACGTGGTCGCACCTCATGTGGATAGTGGTAACCAGATTTTCTCTTAACTGCCATCCGTTTAGATGGAGTCCAGTCTGAAAATGGATAAGTCGCCCATCCTGTATAGGGTGGTAGAGCAGGGCCAGGATTTGGTTCCACTCCTTGTTCAGTGAGATCGCGGGCATGTGGTTCATAGGTGCTACTGAGTAAAGGTTCTTGAAGATTGAATGGAGCATTTATAACCTTACGTTTAGCATACCATTTTGCTAGTAGCCCTCGCCAAGTACTTTGCTTACGTATGGGGGCTATAACAGTACAGTTCTTACCATAAATGCTGTCAACACTAGGGTTGAAAGCGAAAGAACTCTTGGTTGACCGTGCAGTTTCCTGGCGCTTGTGGGGCTGTGCTGGCTTGTCAGCAGGAGGCATCTGTTGGTCCTTAGGTGAATCTCGGAACATGCGGAGCGGATTCTTAAAATCACCGTACATGGACACATCAGGGTCAATAGGACGCTGTTTTGGACCATACTGTGGGAAGTAGAGTTGTATGGGAGCCATATTCAGTCTGCGTTTCCGGTCAGGTTTCAATCCATGTATTATGCGTTCAGTCTGCATGAAGTGATCAACATTAGGTTTCACACCGAAGCTGCGCAGATTTCCCAACACTTTGTTATGGTCACTGTAACACAACAAGTTGAAGTTTCGTCTGACAGTGTGTAGACATGTGCAGTGATCAGGTTCGACCTGGTCCATGGATGGCAAATATTCAGGGTTATCACATTCCATGCGTTTGTAACCGGGTACATCAAACAGTGTTGAAGTTTTTGGTACGGAGGCGTAGGCGAAAGGGAGGGTGTTGAATGGGTTTGTAACTTGAAGTACACGATATGTGGAAGCCCAGGCTAACCGTGGTAGCCAGGTCAATGCGTCTCGCATGATTTCAGGTGTGGCGTTGCCAATCTGTTTCAACTTACGGGTGCAACGGGCCACTAGTACATTGTATGCTGACTTCTCAATGATGCTACGTGCCTTTAGTTCCTCTGGC